GCGCATTGATTTACGGACTTGCAAATAAACCATACGCACCTGCGCATCTTGTTTTTATAGGTATAGTGACAAAGGTAAGCGCAGGAAATGGGGAGATATTCGTAAAGGTGCAGAATGGTTTTGAGCTAAAAGAAATTCACGATGTAGATATAATTACTACTACTCCAATTAACGGGCATGTGTTAGGATTTGACGGCACGCTGTGGGTAAACAAAACGGTTGCAGGGTGGCTCGGTTTTACTCCTGTTACAAACGCAAGAACAATAAGCACAACAGCACCTCTTAGCGGTGGAGGTGATTTAACAGCGAATAGAACGCTCTCAATAGCACAGGCGAACACTTCAACGAATGGTTATTTAAGTTCAACTGATTGGAACACATTTAACAGCAAGCAGGCAGCTTTAGGATTTACTCCCGAAAATGCAGCGAACAAACAGAACTCGCTCGCAGTAGACGGCACAGGGGTTAAATTCCCTACCGTTGACGCTGTGAACAATTTATCTATGATAGATAGAGGAAAGAGAATAGTTTCTTTCTTTACTGATTTTATCGGACCAGATATGACAAGGGACGGTTTAATTACTGTTACTGCAAGTGGAATTATTGCAGCACAATCTTTAGCAATAGCACCAAACAGAACTAATCAAATAGGAGTACATTCATTAAGTACTGCCTTACTGGCAAGTAATTACGCTACTCATGCAAGTGCAAATGTTACAGGAATGTATTTTGGAAATGGAGTTTGGACTTATGAAACATCTATTAACTTAATCAATTTAAGTACAGCTACAGACCGATTTAGAATAATTAGCGGTTTTGGTAGTTCAACAGGTGCAGCTTCTGAATCAGACGGAGTATTATTTACTTATGATGAAGGAGGTTCGGCTAATGGAACAGTTGCGAGTGCGAACTGGCAATGTGTAACAGCTTCTAATAGTGTTCGTACTTTAACTACTACTTCAACAGCTGTAACTACTGGATCGTGGATTAAATTACGAATTGAAGTTAATGCAGCAGGAACTTCAGCAGCGTTTTATGTGAATGGAACTTTAGTAGCTACACATACAACAAACATTCCTTTAGGGAGTGCCTCACGTTTTGTACTTGTTAAACAAGGCATATTTAAAACTATAGGAATAAATAACCGAATTATGTGGGTAGACTACTTAGGTTACGAAAATATCCAAACATCACCTCGCACATGATAATAACTAAATACCGAATGATAACCGAAAACGGTTACATCGAAACGCTCAACGAGCAAGAGGCTATTGAGTGGGGTAATTATACAACAGTAACCGAAGAGATACCTGAAGCATGAGCATACTTGCTGAGCTGTTTGAACAGGGAGCACTATACGATGTGCTTTTAGATTTCGGTGAGACCGTTACTGATCGCGCACGCTCTAACATTCGCATTCAGCAAACACGCTACGGCAAGAAGCGCAAGGCTAACACTACAGGCACGCTTGCAGCTTCACTCTATTACGATGTGGATGTAACAGGAACTATTCCATCTATAGCTTTTAACTCATCTGCTGATTACGCTAAATGGGTAGAGTATGGTAGACAAGGTAAGGAGAGTAACTACCCAGGCATAGATAAAAGATTTGCAGCAGGAGCAGCCAAGCCTCCGGTAGATGCTATTCTTAATTGGATGAATCTAAAGAAGATTAAGCTACGCTCAATAGGTGAGACAGGCCGCAGAACTAAGTTTGCTAAGAGCTCAATAAACAAAGATGAGAATGAGCGATTAAGAGTAGCTAACGCTATGGCTAAGAGCATTGAAAAGAAGGGTATTGCTCCTCTGTATTATTGGAGAGAAGCATATTTAGAAACACTACCCGAATACGGAACGCAGCTGAATGAGGCAATGGGGGAAGCTGTGAACATTTATATCTTAAATCAAACGAGAAAATTAACTAATATTAAACCTGTCTAATGGCAATTACAATACACCAACAGCCCTATGAATTTACTGCTCTAAAGCAGAAGCTTATAGTAGTGGCTACATCTTCTAACATAGGACAGCCTGGCTTTCGCTATGTGATAAATGTTAGTAACGGCACTACTACAAATACGTTTTACGTGCAGCCTAATATCAATGGCGCTTTAGTATTTGATCTTAACCCTGTAGTAGCTCAGGCAATGGATTTAGGAGTAAATACTACTGATGCTATGCCTTCATTATTTGCATCTATAACGGTGCAAGATGATGGATCAGCACGTAATATCTTAGGCATTAGCACAACTATTCAAGAAGGTTATGAGGTGCTTGGTGTATTCGAGGTACAAGCTACTACTTACCCATTAGATGGCAGCGCTTTAATCAATGCAGCGTTTCAGATTAGTGATGGCTTTAATCCTAATCCTGCTACCTATTTTGCTTTAAACGATGGTAAAAGCAATATCATGACTGACTTAGTTCAGAGCACCTATGCAATGGATGATTTAATAAGCAAGTATTCATTAGGAGCTAATGTAATAGGTATAACAGGATATAATGATGATTGGGGAGTGCTTACTGTTCCTGCTGATAATGGCACAGCTTTAACAGGTAATTTAATTCATGATGTTCAGATAATGCAGTTCAACGCAGCAGGAGTTCCTGTTCAGACTGATACTTTGTCTTGCATAATTGCAGCAGGAACTATTAACCATCTTCCTCTTTTACCGGCTAATATTAATGAGATATTTGGCTTAGATAGTACATGGAATCATTACTTAATTAACTTTAGAAATAGTGGCGGCTCACCAGCTGCAAGAGGAATAGCAGTATTTAAAGCAGCAGACGAATGCAGATTTGATAAGGTGCGCTTAGGTTGGACTAATAGCCGAGGCGGATGGGATTACTTCAATTTTACTAAACGCTCTGAGGAAAGTTACTCAGTAGAACGCAAGAGATATCGCAAGGTAGTAGGTAACTATGCTACTGCTGATGAAACAACAGCATTTGGATTTAATACTTATGACAGAGGCCTAACCGAACGTAGCCCATTCGTTGAGAAGCTCATGCGTATTAGAACTGACTTCTTAACCGAAGGGCAGTTTGAGTACCTTAAGAATCTTATTTATGCAGAGTCAGTCTACATGATTAACTCAGATGGCACAGCTACACCGGTACTAATAGACTCTAATAACTATACTGCAATTAAGACTCGCAGCTACGCTAAGACAGATTTAGAATTAACATTAAAATTCAGTAACGATTATACAGCATGAGGCCAACAGTAATTCTAACATTAGTAGCTGAGAACGGAGCTAAAGTAGTAGTAGACCTATACGAGAATGAGAGCATAAGTTACTCGTCTAACTTTAACAGCGTATCTGAGTTTACTACCAGGGGAGCATTCTCGCGTGAGTTTAGAATACCTGCGAGTAAAACTAATGTGGAGTTTTTCGGGCAGCAGTACGATGTTAATTTATTGAATAATGATAGTACACAGATTAACGTACTTCGTAAGATAGATGCAACGCTGTCAGTAGATACCTTACCCATTGCTGAAGGACACATACAATTTAAGCAGAGCATTACTCAACAGGGTAAGATGCACGAATTCTTAATAGTATTTTTTGGAGAGACAGTAGACTTAGCTCGCAGCATTGGAGATAAGATGATTAGCGAATTAGAGTATTCTGAATTTGACCATGAGAATACCTATGATAATGTAGTAGATATTAACGCTGGTGATTTGTACGATTATAACATCTGCTACACCTTAACGGATCGTGGGCAGAATTGGAGCGAATCAACTACTATAGGAAGCCGAAGAGTATTTAGCTCAGTTAATCCTGTCTATACTTCAGAGCTTACGTTAGCTGTTAGAGCTAAGTGGCTTATGGATAAGATTATTTCTGAGGCAGGCTTTACTTGGAGCGGAGATACAATAGCTGATGATTTAGGAAAGATGTATATTCCTTATATCACTAATCCTTTAACACTTGGGCCTATATCAAATGATGAGGCTAAGTTTAGCGCTAACTATGTTAGCGATCAAACATTTACTCTTAATCAAATAGCTAATACAGTATTATACAGACAACAGCTTACAGGATGGACAGAAACTTTAGATCCTTCTAATAGCTTTGCTGCTGATGTTTATACGGCACAAGCTAATTTTGATATCACATTTGATGCTGATTTATTTATAGAATCACTCACTGCCTTTACTAATTTTAATACTTATGATATAAACATAGGTTTAACAAGAGATGGTATAGAGACTATTTACCCGATGTATTCAGGGCAGGGATTAACTAATAGCATTTTAGCGTATGATGCTGCGACACAGCAATACGAGGTAATGCCAGGCGATGTAATAATACATGCTCAATGTGGTCGAACTTTATCAGTAGTAATAGGAGATGAAATAAGATTATACATTGATGCGCATTTAGGCAGCCAAACAACAATAAAGGTAAATACAAATTCAGTTTTTTCTGCAACTTACGTAACAGGAGAGCTGCAAGCTAAGCCTATAAGCTTTAAAAAGAATGCTCCCGAACTGAAGCAAATAGATTACGTTAGAGATATTCTTAAGATGTTTAATGCTGTCTTAGTACCTAATCCAAACTTACCTAACGCTGTTGAGATAGTACCAATGGTAGAGTATTTAGCAAGTGGTACTGATTACGATTGGACAGGAAAGCTTGACACCTCAAAAGACATTGTACTTACTCCTGCTTCAGACATTAGAAAGCGAGTTCTTAAATGGAGCTACAAAGAACAGGGCGATTATTTTAACGCTAAATACAAGAGCGGAGCTCAGCGAGTTTATGGTGAACTTAGGCTTACTGATCCAGGCAACGATTTCAGCACAAGTGATTACACAGTAGAGCTAAACTTCGGGCCTTCGCCATGCGATTTAATCCCTAATAGCTATATCATTATCCCTAAATACTTTAACGAGACAGGGGAATTTATGACACCTGGGCCTCGCATTCTTTACAGAAGAACTGAAGGTGCAGATATTATGGTCTATAATGAGGATACTTCAACAGCAAGTTATACCTCTATACCTTTGTTGGGACACTATAGAAATGTACCTACTGATATAAATACTTTAGATTTAAACTTCGGGCAAGAAGTTCCGCCACATCCAATTACTACTATGCCATTAAAGACTTTGTGGGATAGGTTTTGGAGAGAATATATTGCCGAGCTTTATGATGATGAGCAGAAGATAATGGAAGCTTATTTTCAGCTATCCTTAACTGATGTATTTGGCCTTCAGTTTAGTGATAAGATTTGGATTAAAGATTCTTGGTGGAGAGTAATTGAATTAACAGATTATATTGTAGCAGGAGAGCAAGTAACTAAGTGCAAGCTTATGCGTTTACTTGACATTGGAGCTCTTTGTCAATTTACACCATCTACTATTAACACAAGCTCAGGAGCTGTAGACTTTTTAGATTACGATGGAGATATAAGCTATGGTTCAGAAACGTGCTGCGAATATTACGGCTACACATGGAGCGCAGATAAAGGGCGATGTTATGCTACTACAGGAACTAATGGAACAGGCGGTATAATTACCTCACCTAATAATGTAGGCGGTAGCAATATCACTAATGAAACAGGCAATCAAAAAAGCGGTACCGGAATGGGTAACGTAAATAGAGCTTCTATTGAAAACAATAACGAGCGCATCTTAGTAAGTGGCTTAGGCCATGGTATTGCACCTAACAATAATTACAGCCAAGCTTTAGGATATCGCAACTTTATTAGACCTAACTTAGAAGGTACTACTGTAATGGGCCGATGGGCACAAGCTGATGTAAGAGGTGTGCACTTTGGTGGGGGTACTTGGTGGGATGGTGAAAGCGATTTCGGAGCAACTATACCAGGGCGCAGCCAGCATGGGTTTATACAGCTTATGGGGTTAGGTGAACTTGCTGCTGATCCAACTGATGTAGATTTGTTTTTAGATGGAATAGATGGGGGTACTATTTCTATGCCTACTGAGACTGTTTGGATGGTTAAAGTTTATATTTCTATCATGGAGTATTACTATGGCGGTAGCGATTTTACAGGAAGAGTAGCAAGCCTTGAATATAGCTCTATGCTGTGGAAAGATAAAGCTTCACAATATAGCTCTACTCCTGTTTTAGTTAATGAATTTAACAGCGGATTCGGAGCAGGGCAGTTCGATTTATACATGCCTGTTGTTAGTGGTAATATAGCTCCTTATGTGAGATGTAATATCACAGGTAAAACAGCAGTAATCAGCGCTACTCTTCAATACACACAAACTAAATTCCAACGTACACCTATAATATGACAAATCCACAAAAAGACATTATACTTAGTATGACTTTATTAAGGTCGGGAGTACAGGGCAAGAGTAAAGAATTTAAGCAAGCTGTAGGTATCTATCATGCAAGTCGCAAGGTATGGCAAATAAGGGCTATTAATTACACTATAGTTATAGGGCTACTTGCCTTAATCGGATTAACAATTTATAGCATAGTATAATGGCTGCACAAGAAATGGTATTAAAGCTCTCGTTTAATGACGATGGCACTTTTCAAGGATTAGAAGAGATTAATCAGGAGCTACAAAAAGTAGATAATACATCTAAAGATACAGCGAAAGGTTTTACCTCGGCTAAAGCTGAACTGCGAGCATTGCAGAATCAGATGCAGCAAATGGATAAATCCAGCGAAGAGTTTAAAAAAGCTTCTGCTCGCGCTGCTCAATTAAAGGATGATATAAGTGATTTATCAGCAGAGATTAGCGCCAATGCAGGTAACGCATTTGAAGGCCTTTCGAATAATATAGGCTTGTTTGGTAGTCGCTTATTAAGTTTGGATTTAGCAGGCGCAGGACAGGCTTTAAAAAATATGGGTACTAATGTTTCTCGTATTGATTTTAAGACTTTAAAAAATGAGATAGGTGGCTTAGTTAGTGGCTTTGCATCGTTAGCTAAGGCTATTATTTCTAATCCCATTCTTTTACTTGCTGGTGTTATTGCTTTAGTTATTGCCAACTTTGAAGAATTAGTTAAGTTTTTTCCTGCTATTGAAAGCGGCTTGTCAGGCATTAACGAGCAAGAAAGAGAAAGCTTAGCTTTGTCAAAACAAAAAGCTGATGCTTCACAAAAGGCTTACGAAAATTTATCTCTTCAAGAAAATAGTTTAAAACTACAGGGCAAGAGTGAGCGTGAGATTTTAAATATAAAGTTAAAAGCTTTAGAGACTGCAATAGCCGACAGGAAAGCACAGTTAGCAATAACAGAAAAGCAAGCCATTACACAAGTTCAAACAGCTAAAAGAAACAGAGAAATTCTTGAGGGTGTAATAAGATTCTTAACTGCTCCGCTACAATTACTTCTAACAGCTATAGATGAGATAGCTAAAGTTATTGGTGTAGACAGTAATCTCGCTGAAGGTTTTACCGATTTAGCCGCAGGATTATTAATAGATCCGCAGGAGCTTGAAACAGAATTGAATAAGACCATTGAAGAAAATAAGGCTGCCATTACAAAAATGGAAAGTGATTACGCTGGGTTACAATTATCTATTAAGGCAATAGATAAAAAAGCTTCAGATGATAAAAAAGAAAAGCTGCAAAAAGAAAAGGATGAATACGAAAAAGCACAGCAAGAATTAACAGACATTTTAGCTAAATGGGATGAGGAGAGATTAGCTGAAGAAGCTAAAACAGATGCTGAAAGAAGAAAAGCTTACCAAGAGAGAAGAGATGCGGAGATAAAAGCCGAAGATGAAAAGTTTAAATCTCTTAATGCAATTCAAGAAAGCGCTAAAGAAAAAGAAATTACAGCGGCTATTGAAGCGAGTGAATCACTTTACGCAATAGCTGGACAAGATGCGGCTGCTGAAGCTTTGATAGCTGAAAATTTAGCTAAGCAAATCTTAGATATTAATAAGAAATACGCTGATGAAGAGCTTAAAATAGAAGAGGAAAAAGATAAAAAGAAGCAAGAGTTACGCATGCAAAACATTGCAAAAGCTTTTGAGATGGCAGATCTTGCATTAGGTGCTTTAATGGATTTAAATAACGCAGCGGCTAAAGGGGATGAGGAAAGCCAGCGCAAAGCTTTCAATAGAAATAAAATGCTACAAAAAGCTCAAGCTACTATAGCTATGGCAAGTGGTATAGTTCAGCAGTTAGCAGTACCTAAAGACCAACTAACAGGAATGAACTTTGTAAAGGCAGCGGCAGTAGCAGCAGCAGGGGTGGCTAACATAGTTAAGATTAACCAAACGCAGTTTAATGGTGGTGGATCAGGCGGAAGTAATGGTAATCTAAATGCACCAACAGGCGGAGGAGCTAATGCACCGGCTATAGATTTCAGCGGAGCTAATATGCAAGTAAATGCACCTGGTACTGTTGAGACTTATGTGTTAGCAGGTAACGTAGCTAACGCATTAGAAGCACGACAAAAGATAATAGACCAATCACACCTATAACGAATATGGCAAACTTTCCACTACTTAAAAAGTGCATCACAAGAGGAGTGAGAAATGCTTTATCTGAAATTGATAAGGCAGAGCTTGAGGATACTGAGCTTATAATAGATGAAGTGATTAACGCTATACTTTTTGAAATATCTGAAACATACGATAATGAATGATAAATTGAAGTTAATAGAATACGGCTTAGGCGAAGATGATTCTAACATGGGGGTGTATGCCGTAAGTTTGGTAAGCGAGCCTGCCATAATGGTAGACTTTGTGGCGCTTTCAAAAGCTAATCTTTTACTTGCAAGAGTAGAGGATGGAGAAAAGCGCATGCTGTATGGCCCTGCATTAATTCCTAATCAGCCTATAGTTAGATATGATGGCAACGGTGAGAAGTATTTTATCACTTATTCTAAAGAGACTATAGAGCAAACAGCGCAGGAATTCCTCAAGCGTAACATGCACCATAACCATACTATTCAGCATGAGATGCCTGTAAACAATCTTACAGTAGTAGAATCATGGATAAAGTTTGGAGCAGATAAGGGAGATAACTACGGCTTTGAGCTTCCTGATGGCACATGGATGATAGGGGTAAAGGTAGATGATGATGCTACATGGGCAGCTGTAAAGAATGGCGAGGTTAAAGGCTTTTCTATAGAGGGATGGTTTACACCATTAGCTGAAACTAACGTAGAAGAGAAAGACTTAGAGAAGCTATTAGCTGAATTAGCTCAGGAGCTTGAAACGAATTTGTAATTTTTTCCACTAATAATTATAACACATGAACATGATTTCTGAAATTTTAGAAAAGTTCGCTCCAGCGCTTTCAAAGCATGGGGTGAAATTATCAGTAGAAGAGACTCCTGCCGCTGAGCCTGCAAAGGTAGAAATGATGGCAGAGGGTGCTTTAGCTGATGGCACTATGATCTATTCACCTGCTGCTGAATGGGCAGAGGGAGTAGAGATATTTGTAATGGATGCAGACGGCAATCCTTCGCCTCTTGCAGATGGCGAATACACTTTAGACAACGGTAAGAAAATTGTTGTAACAAGTGGAGTAATTGCATCTATTGAAGAGGTAGTTACTGAAGAGCCGGTAGTAGAAACTCCTGTAGCTCAAGAGGTAGCTGAGTCTTACTCAAAAGAGCAAGTAGAAGGATTACTTAAAAACGTAATTGCTGAATTCGAAGCTAAGCTTAGTGCTGCTGAAGCAAAGATAGTAGAGCTTTCACAAGCTCCGGCAGCAGTAACTGTTAAGCAAGCTCGTCAAACAGCACCAACCCAACACGTAGATATGTCTCGCATGACAGCTCAACAAAGAGCCTACGCTATGATTACTAAACTCAAATAAAAACAAACATAAAAACAAACAAAAAAAATGGCATCTAATTTAACCATTTCTTCAAGCTCATATGCTGGCGAGTTAGCTCTGCCGTATATCAGCGCAGCAGTATTGTCAGGAGACACTATTGCTAACAACTACGTAACTGTTAAAGAGAACGTTAAGTACAAAATGGTACTTAAGACTCTTTCATCTACAAGCATCGTTAAGGCTTGGGGTTGTGACTTTGATAACGCTGACTCTGCTTTAACATTAGCTGAGCGTGTATTGACTGTTACTGACCTTAAAGTAAACGTTGAAGTTTGTAAGGATCAATTTGCAAAAGATTGGGAAGCTGCACAAACAGGACGTGGATTCATCAATGACACCATTCCTGCTAACTTCGCTGATTTCTTAATCGCGCACTTGAGTGGTAAAGTAGCTGAGAACATCGAATACACTTTGTGGCAAGGTAACTTTGAGGGTTCATCTTACACTTCTTTCAATGGTATTTTGAAAGTGTTGGATACTGCTAAGAGTGGTACTCCTGATGTAGATTTCGCTAACGCATTCACTGCTTCTAACGTAATTGCATCTCTTGAGACTTTGATGGCTGCACTTCCTGCTACATTGATTGGTGATGCTTCTGTTAAGCTTTACGTTAACCGTAAGACTGCTCAACTTTACCGCCAAGCTTTATCAGCTTTAGGTTACTTGCAACAGTTCAACGCTGCTTCTAACTACCCATTGATGTTCGACGGATACGAAATCTATGTTTGCCCAGGTATTCCTGACAACGTAGCATTGTTCGCTAAGCCTGAGAACTTGTTCTTCGGTACAGATACTGTATCTGACTTCAACGAAGTTAAGGTAGTAGATATGAGCGTAACTGATGGATCAGATAACGTGAGAATGGTTATGAAGTTCCGCGCTGGTACACAAGTAGCAGTTCCTGCTGAGGCTATCTTAGGATTTATGAATCCCTAATTAATATTCCTTTGTTAAAAGAG